GTACGACGTCGTAGGTGATCCGACGCGCCTGCGCGACCACCTCACCCAGCCCAGCCGGAATACCCGGCAGGACCTCGACGCCCGTGCTCCAGTAGTAAATTGGAGTGCTGGCCTCGAGGGTCGTGATGGGGGGGAACAGGTTGCCCACCGCGGGAGCGTCGATGGTCTGATTGATCTCGACACGATATTCTCCCGGCTGGTCGAACTCGAACCCACGCCCATCATCGTTGATCCCGAGCGAGGGACCGGCGGGGACGCACGCCACGGGTAGCTCTCCTGCTACGACCGTGAAGTCGTCCTCCGCACGGAACATGCTCTGCGGGGCCGCCGGGATGTTGTCAGTCAACGTCTGAGAGTTCACAGCAAATGTGGAAGCCTCAGCGACGTCAACCGTCGTCATCTCGGGATGACGCAACTTCACGCGGTACTTCACCCACAGCTGGGCGACCCGCGTGTCATATACGTTCATCTCCGTCGAGTGGACACCCTCCGAGGCGACAAAGAGCTTGCCCCAAGAGGTGAACCGATCAGCGACGGTCGGGCCCTGACCCGTGTACGTCCAGCGCGTGACGCCAGAGGGACGGATCCGGAGGGTCACCGGTCCGGAGCTTGCGCTCCCGACCTTTGACTGCATCCGGGACATGTCCCCCAGCGATTGCGGCGCGACGTCCGTTGAGTCGGGGTCAAACGCGACCATGAGTGAGCCAGTCGCGAGCCCACCACACGTCGGCACCAACGTGATGTCGAGGTAGTCAAAAGACGCCTCGTCGTAGTTGTCCGAAATGTGTGAGAGCCACGGCAAGATGGCGGCGTTGCGAGGATTCAGGTTATAACCTGCAATCAGCGCTCCGCCGTCTACTGTCGTATAGCTCCCATTGATACTGCGGTGCACGTAGCCCACAAGACTCGAGGACTCGATGGTTATCCCATCAGAGCCGACAGTCCGCGAGAAACGTGGCACACCGTGCTCAACGCGCCCAGCAGGGGCGATAGCACGGGGACGCGACGGTGACGCCTTCGCAGCCTTACCCTTACCCTTCCCAGGGCCGGGGTTCGACTCGACATCGCCGTCTTTCAGGAGGTCCCGCCGGTAGTCGTCTCGCACGCGAGAGAGGACCGTCGGGGACCGACCGAAGTCACGCAGAAGTAGGCGACGGTGCAGCCTATCAACTTCTTCCGCCGTCGGGCCCGTGTAAACACGGGCGGACGGCTCCCCCCACGGCGAAGTGGGAGGGCTTGGGCCTAGCTTGCTGCCAGTGGCAGCCCCCGAGAGCGGCGGACTCTCGGAGCTTTGTTTCTTGTTCTTCTTCATCATCGGGGACACACCATGAAGACGGGTGGACTGTACATCTGTAGGAAACTACATGATCAGTCAATAGTCAATGTGAGGCGACGCAGTAGTCCGGGTTATACCGGGGAAACGTCGCGTCTCGCGAGCGGAGACAGGGCTGTAAGGCCCTGTGACATAGGGTCAATCGGGATATTAAACCGAAGGACTCTCAACTTGCGAGGAGGTGGTTGGCTCACTGCGGTCACCGAGGGACTTCTCCCCCGGGCCGTGGTATCCAGCTTTGCTAGGCCCGCTAGGCGGGGGCACGCTTTTCCACTCTCACTTCAACTTCTCAACTTCTCACGTAGGAGCGCCGTGCAGTCTCTCGGCATTTTGTTTAGCACGGAAGTCCGTGCGGCAAGTCTCTTAGCGCTGGCTTTGGGTGACAATTAGTCATTACGAGGGTTCGTTTAATCGACCCCTTCCCCTTTTCCAGTTGGCTGTGGACTAGCTCCGCACGTTGGGCAGGATCGCTCCTGACCACCGTTTTGGGCTATAACTCCTACAAACCCCCTTAGCACTCTGTGTGAGCGAGATGAGCGACACGACTATCGCATCCATCCCAGGAACAATCAGAGCACTCCGACATCTCGTCGGATGAAGTGCTTTCATCGTGGCCGTTGGCGAGACGGTCACGCAGAGTAGTAAGCGGTGGGAGTCGCGTCCCGGAGTTAACCGTGAGCGCGACTGGGTCCCACCACCTCAGAAGCTCAGCGTCGATGGCGGGTATAATCGGCACTACCCGGCCAAAGCGACGC